TGGTTGTGCCACACTAGCACAAACATATGCGCCTAATTTAGGACAAACAAAAACTTGGTATTTTGTAAAACCAAGTGGTTCATCAGAAAATGCTGTAGATACAACTTTACAAGCAGGTGATGTGATAGCAACTCCTGATCGAGGTGGTAATTCATATAGCGGCACAAGTGGTCAAAATCACACAGTTGTTTTTTGTAATTACACATATGATGATGCTGGTAATAAAACTGGATTTTATGGTATTAGTCAATGGAATGGTCAACAGCCTACTATGGGATATTATCCTGTATCTGCACTTGCTGCAACTAACAATCCCGAAAAGATTGCAAACAATTATTACAAAGTTTATAGTACTACCGCACCTGATGGTGTTAGTGTTACACAAACACAACAAGTTTCATATGTTGATCCAACATCTAAATCTTATGCTGACAGTGGTTATCCACCACCAGCGCCAAGACCTGATACTTTAACTCCCGTAGTAGCAGATAGCGGTCGTGATATGTTGTCTACAAATCCTAATTCACCTACTTCAACAAATAATATTGGTAGGATTGCCGCCGAACAAAACTTGGCATCTGCACCTGAAACACCTACTGTAAAACAATCTTATCAAGATCAAATTGGTGCAATTGATAGTCAGATTACAAACAAAACAGATGCATATAATGCATCACTGCAATATCTTGGACCCAACGATCCACTAACACAATCATATAAAAGTGACCTTGAAAACTTACAAAGTCAACGCACCACACTAGTTGCTGAAAATAATATATCTAGTGATGGTTTTACTATACCTACACCACCTAAAATAGATTTTGCACCAGAAGGTTATTATAGTGAAGCATATGGTAATAAAACACAGCAACAAATCGCAGATCAAGCTGCTGCCAGTGATGCAGCAAAAAGTTCAACAGTAAATGATCGTGATTTAGCGCAAAACAACATAGCTGGTGATGGATTTACTATACCAGATAGTAACAAGGCTACTGTTGTTGCAAGTCCAGATATATCACAAACTAATTTAGGCAGTGATGGTTTTGAAATACCACCACAACCAACTGGTGGTGATAACAACAGTGTGCAATCAAGTAGTATAGTTACAAGTCGTGATCGTCAAGATACAACGCTTGTTACTGCTCCAAGTAATGTAGTATCAAGTCGTGATCGTCAAGATGTTACACCTATAAGTGGGTCAGATAAACCACCTGGTACAGGTGGTGCTAATGGTGGACAAGTGACACCACAAGGCAGCAGTAATACAGGAGCAGGCGGTAAGTCCTGTTAAATAGTAGTATGGCATTATACAAAGGCTACAGCAGCGTAAACAGAGATTTTGGACCGTTTGTTATTACTGATAATGATCTTATCATACAAGATCTGCTGAATAACTTAAACATACGTAAAGGTGAAAAACTACACAATCCAAACTTTGGTTGCATTATATGGAATAGATTATTTGATCCACTTACGCCAGCATTAAAGAATGAAATTAAAGCAGATTTAGATAGAATTATTTCATATGATCCACGATTTACAGTTGTAAGTGAAACAGTAGTACAAGAAAGTCCAGATGGTCATGGGCTAGTGTTAAGTTTTAGTTTGCAATTTAGTGGCGGTAATAAAATAGTAGATCTTAGTTTACTATTTGACAAAAACAATAGCAAGCTATATGTATTATAATAGTAGCATATAATTCTTAAAATAAATACCAAGAGGTTTTTAAATGGCTACTAATACACGTCAAACCAATATATTTGCAGCAGAAGATTGGAAAAAAGTTTACACTACATTTAGTAATGCTGACTTTCAAAGCTATGATTTTGAAACACTACGCAAAGTATTAGTTGATTATATTAAAACTTATTATGCAGAAGATTTCAACGACTTTATTGAAAGCAGCGAATATGTAGCACTACTTGACCTAATTGCATTTATGGGACAAAGCGTAGCTTTCCGCACAGACCTTAATGCACGTGAAAACTTTCTTGAAACAGCAGAACGCCGTGATAGTGTATTAAAACTAGTCAAACAATTAAATTATGTTCCAAACCGTAATCGTGCCGCCAATGGATTGTTAAAAGTAAAAAGTGTTAATACTACTGAAAACATTTTTGATGTTAATGGTGCTAATCTAAGTCGTGTTACTGTAAATTGGAACGATCCAAACAATGCAGCTTGGGTAAGTCAATTTACACAGATTTTAAATGCTGCTATTACTAAATCTACTAAGGTTGGCAAACCTTATGCAAGCAAAACAATCAATAATATTCGCACAGAACAATATAATATAGCAGTGCCAAATACTATATTACCAATATTTGCATTTAGCAGCACAATTAATGATATTGCTACTAATTTTGAAATAGTAAGTGCTAATATATTAAACACAGATACAATAAGTGAATATGAACCAGGTGCTCGTGGTCAATTTGGTATGATTTACCAAAATGATAGTCGTGGCAATGCATCTACAAACACAGGTTATTTTTTATATTTTAAACAAGGCAGTTTGAATAGCACTGATTTTTTAATCACAGAAAAAATTTCTAATCGTATTATTGATATTGATGTAGCAAATATTAATAACAGCGATATCTGGATGTATGAAATTACTAATGGTGCTATTGGCACTAACTGGACACAAGTGCCAGCAACTAGTAGTAGCAGTGCAATCTATAATTCAACTGCACGTGGTATACGCACACTATACAGTGTTAATACACGCATTAATGATCAAATATCACTTGTATTTGGTGATGGTAGTTTTAGTGACATTCCTATTGGTAATTACCGTGTGTATTATCGTGTTAGCAATGGTTTAACTTATCGTATAACACCAAATGATTTAAGCAACGTAACAGTAGCAGTGCCTTATATCAGTGGCAGTGGCAAACCAGAAACACTTACTATTACTGCTGGTTTACAATATACTGTTAGCAACAGTTCACGCCGTGATTTAACAAACGAAATTAAAATCAAAGCACCACAAGCATATTATAGCCAAAGCCGTATGGTAAATGGCGAGGATTATAATACTTTTCCTTATACAAGTTATAGTGATATCGTAAAAGTAAAAAGCGTAAACCGTTTTGCTAGTGGTGTAAGTCGTGGTCTAGATATTACTGATCCTACTGGCAAATATACTTCTACTGATCTTTATGCACGTGATGGTGCACTATATAAAAACCAATATAATCAATTGCTAACTTTTACATACAATAGTCGTAATGATGTTATTAATGTAATCAATACACAAATACTACCCGTTGTGCAAGATTATCCTATGCGTCATTTTTATTTTGAAAATTATACACCAATTAATTTTGCTACACTACAACCTACAACGTGGAGTCGTAGCACAGATGATACTACAAGTAGCACAGGTTTCTTTTTAGATCCTGCTGATAGTACACATACACCGCAACAAATTGGTAATAGCACTACAACTTATCGCAAATATCTACAAATTGGTAGTTTAATTAAGTTTGTTGCGCCTAGTGGTTATTATTTTGATGCTACAAACACGCTTGTTTTAGGCACACCTAAATTGCGCAGTGATCGCAGTTATATTTGGGCAAGTATACAAAGTATTACTGGCAGTGGTGCAGTTACTGTTCTAGTTGCTGGTCGCAATATTGGTGCTGTTACTATCAGTGAAAGTATACCAAGCGGTGCAATCGTAAGTTCAGTTTATACACCATTTACTACTAACTTTCAATATACTACTGTAAACACACTAGTAAATTATATTCTTAATAAAACAGAGTTTGCACTGATTTATGACTATACTAAAACTAGTGGTGTAAATGATCCATGGACTATTATCCCAATTACTAATGTAAATCAAAGCGGTGATTTTAATTTAGGAACGCAATATAGCAGTAGTGATAGCAGTTGGTTGTTTTTGTTTACAACAGATACACTAAAATATACAGTAAAATATCGTCAGCTTGATTTTGTATTTGGTAGTCAAAGTCAAGTAGCATTTATTAATACTAATCCACAAATTGTATATGATGCCGCTACTAATACACGTGTTCGTGATAATATTCGTCTAACAACTGTTAATAGTGGATTAAGTAAAGATGTTAACATGAATGTATATAAAAACTTTACTACTAG